GAACAAACAAAGTTGGTTTATACTTCAACTTTGAGTTTACTCTTTGACCGTTGACCACCTCTCGTATAAGAAGATTATTTCCGTAACGAACTACATTTGTGTAAAAACTCATAATATAATTATAATTTAAAAATGGGGGTTTGTCAACCCCCATAGTCCCTATGCGGCATATTTTTTAGCAATTCCATCTGGGTCTACTAAAAATTTTCTATAAACACTTCCATTAACCCTTTGCTTAAAATTTTCATGATTGCATTTTGTACCATCTAAAGAAAATTCACAATCACCTTTTGGTTTTTTAATTATCTTATCAGCGGCATTACACAGCATAAAAAATCTAATATTTGATTTTTCAGTATTAGTTGTATCTGCACTTATGACACCACTTTTACTAAACTCATTAAAAGTTTTCATAAGATGATTTGTTTTACCTTCTGTATCATCTGTCATCATCTTTAAAAGATTAGATGCGTGTTCCTGTAAATCCTCATGTATCATTAAAGCAGTGAAACCTAAAATTTCTTTACCCCATGATGAGAATCTATCCGTACTTCTAACATCTTTTGATAACTCTCTAGCTTTACGGACAGTTTTTTTCCAAATCTTCCATAAACTAATTGCATTTTCCATTCCTAATTTGACTTCACCACCTCTTCTACCAAGTATTTGTCTAAGAGTTGTTTCGTCCTCTTTAACTGCTGAATTATCTTCTATAAATATTTGGTCTATTGGATATCTTGCTTTAGGTGGTGATGTTAATGTAAATGCATCATTATCTGCTCCAAGAACTAATACCACATCAACAGTTAAACCAAGTTCCACTATTGTTTTAAGTCTGTGTTGAAATTCCATGAGGTTACCAGCAGTAGTGAATACACAAGCACCACCATCTTTTTTCCAACCTACATTTTGAATATTTGTATCTAACTTTTTCAACTGTGTTGAATAAAATCTTCTATTTTTTTTATTTAAAAAATGTAAAATAATTTGTGCTTTCTTTGGTGTCATTTTATACACCATAGCAATATATTTTTTTGAGAGAGGGTCAAATCCTAATATTCTTATTGCCTCATCAATCGTCATTCTTTCTAATTCTTCTGGAGAGTATAGCTCTCCTATTTTTTCTTCGTATTTTTTTAAAACCATCATAAGCTCCTTAATAATTGTTATTTGGTTATATTTGAATCATTATATACTAATAAACTAAGTTTGTCAAATAATAATTAAACTTAATTTATTATCATAATTTAAGTGCCATCTGAACATCTTCATTTAGCAACTCTTGTGAACTATCAAAATGGTTTTGAACAGCCTCAAGTTTATCTTCTGCCTCTGCAATCTTTCCAAAGTGTACATCTAGCTCCTCTAGAAATTTTGAGTGTTCAGGTATAGAGATTGGATTATTTAACATTATCTTAATGTTTACTTTTGCTTCTTCAATTTCTGCTTCATATTTCTTTTTTAGTGCGTCAAGTATTGTACTCATTTCTCTTCCTCTTTCTTTTTACCAATATTATATTTTGTTTCTAAAGTCCACTCATCTTTTTCTTTAAAAGATAATATCTTAATCTGACTTAATGGTGCAACAGGTTCTATCTTACCCTCAACACCTACTAGATTCCAATCATTTAATAATTTTGCAATAGTATTTCTTCTTGCAATATCATTCTCTGATAGGTTTGTTTCTTTACCGTCTAGTGCAAAGAGTTCTTTAAAATGCACAATATAGTATTTACCTTGCTTGTGTAATATATGACAAGACTGATATAGTTTTCTTTCTTTTCTTGAAGCAACACCGATACGAGATAGAGTCTCTCTTACCTTTAGAAAGTCATCTGGCTCTTTCAGAGTGACTTGTAACATTTGCTCCTGTGACCAATTATTTTCCATGTCTTCCACCCTTATTTAATTTATTCTTAATGAACTCAATTTGTTCATCATTTAGTATGGTGAGAGCAGACTTAGCCTTTTCATTACTATAACCATAATACTCTTTTACATACTCTATATTACTCACTTTCTTAGACTTTAGCCAAGGAGTAAATCTATTTCTTTTCCTAAAACTATTTATCAAAAAGTCGAACTGTAACTTTTTATCTAAATGGTTCATCACATTCATTTCATTTACTAATAAACATTCTTCTTTACCAGTGGGTGCAAGACATTTATTTATAATATAGGCTGGGTATTTCTTTTCCCAAACTTCATCTTCACCGTCCATCAGTTTTTCTTTAGACTGATTGATTGCTTTTAGATATTCCTTCAACTCGTACATTATCTAAATCCTTTGTTTTGAATACCACGCAAGTTCTTAACTTATAACATTGTCTTGATACAGTTTGTGCTTGGTGTAAGTAACTTGCGTTAAATACTATTGACCTATTTCCTTTGTAGTCAATAAGTTCGTTTCCAATAATTGTTCCACCACCAAAATCTCTTTTCCAATCCATTCTTGGATAATAGATAATTGTGTAATCACCGTCATCTATGTGTGGGTGTGGTTCTATTCCATGTGTATGTGCATTGAGATACATTCTTTCCATTTGTAGTTTTACTTTATCAGATAGTTTGTGTTTGATTGATTCCCAAATCATAAGTAGATAATCATAACCATTCTTTTCACATTCCTCTGGTGTATGACCACAGAATATGTGCCAGTGTTTATTTACACCGTTACCTGTAGAATTGTAATCATACTTCCAAGATAGATTACGAATAGACATATCAACTAATTCTGCATTGTGTCTTTCTAATGTATCGTCAATAACTTCTATCATTTAAATTTTACCTCTGACATTAATACTACCATACACGCAAGTAGATTTATTTCTTGGTCAGCCACAAACGCAGCTTTGTATTGATACTCCCCAATAGTGTGAACGGCATACTTAATACTTGTATCGTCAGATAGATGCATAAGTAGAGTATCATAAATAGTACGGAAAATACGATTATGGTCATTGTCCAAATTATTAACAATCCATTTTCTGGTAGATTGTAAATCTTTTCTTCTAAGTGCTTCAATAAGTTCATTTACATTTACCTCTGATAAGTTTACTAATATTCCAGCATCAATCTTACCAGATGTAGAATATCTTTGCAATTCGTTGAGAGTTCTTCTCCAGTCTGGAAAGTATTTATTGATTAACTCAACTACAACTTTCTCTTCAAACTTAATATTCTCTTGTGTAAGAATATCTTTAACTCTTTTAAAGAAGTCCATTGCAAGTTTAGGTTTTTCTTGATTAGGTATCTTAAAATTAACCACACTACATCTAGAGTGCAAGGGTGGTATTAATCTGTTTTCATAATTACATGTGAGAATAAAACCACAGTTCTTATGAAACTCTTCCATGAAACCACGAAGTGCAGGCTGTGTAGATTGTGGATTAAGATAATCTGCTTCATCAAGTATCAAATACTTTCGACCACCCTCAAGAGAACTTGTAGATGCAAAGTTTTTAATCTTTGTTCGAAGAACATCTATACCAGACTCTTCAGAACCATTTATCATCATTGATGTTGCACCTATCTCATCTATCATAGCTTTTGCAATAGTTGTTTTACCAACACCAGCACCACCAGATAAAATAAGATTAGGTATCTGATTATCTTTTACAAACTCTTGAAAAGTTTGTTTTAAATTAGTCGGAAGAATACAATCGTCAACTTTCGTTGGACGGTGTTTCTCCACCCAGAGAAATTTTTCCATGTTGCACTCCTAAGCAGAATAAGTTGATTCTGGTTCTAGTGCAATCCAGTATTGTGTTTTTCCGTTTTTAAAATGACTAATATTTTTAGAAGATACTTCTACTTCATACTTGCCTGGCAATAATTTTAAGTTTTCTGTCTTGAAGAAAAATTTAAATGTACCGTCATTCTTAACATCAATGTCAATCTGACAAGAGTTTGCAGTATCATTCTTTTTATCTTTGACAGTAAGTTTTACATCACCACCATCTTTTTCAAGAACTAAATCTGGTGCAGATAAAACTCCTGCAGCTTTAGATATTTCAGATATGTCTGCATCAGTTAATGTAAAAGTAACTTCATTACTTGGCATTGATATTTCTTTTGTGGGTGTCGTTACAACACTAGGGTCACTGTAAAAATACTTTACAGTCTTTCTACCATTCTCTTCTGTGATTTTTAGAAAACTATCTTCAAATGTTAGAATAGGATTCTTGAATAATGATAGAGATGCAAGGAACTCATTCAAGTCATAGATTGCAACTTGTTTAGGAAATGTTTCCTCGACCTCAGCCTTTGCAACGATATTCTTCATTGCAGACATTGTTGATATTGTATTACCTTCTTTAATCACTAAGTTCTGATTAATAGAGGCAAAGTTTTTTAATACTTGTATTGTATTAGTGCTTAGTTTCATCACTTTCTCCATTATTTAAATGTAATGCGATTATACCATAATGTATAACCTTTAATAAATCTGCTCTATTTTTTCCATTCTTCTTTCCGTATCGTTGAGCATACTTCAAAATATTTCCGATACAAAATCCTTCACCATGACCAGAGTCTATAATCATCTCTGTTGCTTGGTACTTACCTTTACTATAGTGTAAATCGTAAGTCTTGTCAATGTATTCTTTTATCTCTTGTATAGATTTGTCTTCATCAAATTTGTACATAATATTATCTCTCTGCGAATTGTTTTGTCACCTCTGGTGAATCATGTATGTTGAAGTTTGCAGAAAGAGTTCGTCTTTCACCCTCTCCTCTAAAAGGCCACACCATGTGTGATAGCCAATTAGGAAACATCAACAGTTTACCCTCAACAGGTCTTACAACATGTTGAGTTTGTTCTCTTAGTTGATAGATATCTTTCATTGTATTTGCACCCCACTGAAACTGTGTCCAGCCATCAATTTCACCAGATGCATGATTTAAGTTTGGTACTTCTATCTTTGGTTTATTCTTAATCGAGTCTGGAACTTTCAAATATAGAATACAAGATAAACCAGATTGTGTTTGTACGCCGTGGTCATGTAGTGGATTGTAATCACCTTCATAACTATGAACAGTCCAACACTCAAAACATTCTACTGACGACATACGATTATAAGGTTTTTGTATAAATGATTTACCTATATTTTCAAGAACCTTTTTAAATTGCACACCAGTTTCATGTTCTTTCAAAGGGAAATTAAGTTGTGCAGATTTATCACTACTTAATTGTCCAACAAGTTTATTAGAGTAATCTTTATCATTAGGTATCACTACATCATCAATGTATTGATTAATCTCCTCTATAAAAACTTTTGGAAACTGTACCTCTAACCATTTTAGAGCAGGCATAGTTTTTAACTTTATACTTGCTTCAAAATCTTTACTTGTTAAATCAGTTCTGGCTTTTCTTACAGTTTGTCTACCCATTGCGTAAGGTTGACTTTTTGTAGATGTTTGTTTTCTTTCATCTAGTTGTTTTGATAAATCACTTAGTCCCATTAGTGGTCACCTGTCAATCTTTCATTTGGTGTCACATTCATATTACAAGAGAAAGTTCTTCTTTCACCTTCTCCAAAGAATGGCATTACACCATGTCTTAACCAAGCTGGAAACATTAACATTGTTCCAACTTCTGGTTTCACATATTCTTCTGTGATGGGTCTTAGTATGTTGATATCTCTCATACCATTTACACCCCAAGTCAAATAAGTAAATCCGTCTATTGCACCAGAAGATTTGTTTAGTCCTTCAAAGTGTTCTGCTGGATTACCTAACTTTTCAATCTGTGGTGGAACTTTTAAGTAGAATATGCAAGATAGCCCCATAGGTGTTTTAGTGCCATGGTCATGCACTGGATTGTAGTCACCCTCATAACTATGAATTGTCCACATAGATTGCATTTCAATTTCTGAACCCATACCGACAACTCTGTCAATATATTCACTACCTAATCTTTTAATAACACCAGCAAATTGTTCACCTACACCACCGTCATCATGTGGGAAGTGTAATTGTGCAGACCTTTTGTCGTGACTGATTTGTCCAACTAATCCCTTTGAGAAATCTTTATTAGCTGGTATAATAACATTGTCAATGTGTTCATTTATTTCTTTTACAACATCATCTGGTATTTGTATTCTCATTATATTTACTGCAAGTTTAGGACGCATTGCAACTTGAAGACCGCCTGGATTTGTATTTTCAGTTGGTTGTTCTGGTTGTGGTGCTGGTGCTGGTTCTTGCGATTTAGTTTCCTCTAATTCTTTTTTTGCATGAGGATTAATATAGTCTGGGTGAAAAGAGTTTGTGACAGGTAATTCTTTTAGTTTACCCTCTTTATCAAGTCTATCATATTCTTGTTGGTCAAACTGTGTTCTTATCTTACGAGCTCTCTTTTCGAGAAACTTTATCTTTAGTTCCTCTGGAGTTGCTTCTGGGTGAGCTCTTTTTGCAAGCATCATATTCCTACTTCTTGCTTTACTCTCTTTGACAAAGTTATCAAAGTCATTCATAATTCTTTCGTTTGTTTCTTTTGTATCATGTGGATTGTAATATTTTTGATTTGGGTCATTCAAATCTATTTCAGTAGATTCCTCTGCATCAAAATCCAGTTCTGCGTCTGGACTTATCTTTACTGTTTCGTTTTTAGGTTCTGGTTGAGAACTTCTCTCTGCAGCTCTATTTTGTGCATTGATAAATTGTTTTCTGGGCATCAGGTTATATGCATCTTCACTCACTTCATTCTCCTTCATTAAATCAATTTTCTCTTGTTTTAATTTGTTACCGTCTATCAATATCTTATTTAGGTCTTGAATGGTAAAAATTTTCTCTTCTTTTTTTCTTATCTTTGTTCCCTCATTGGTTAACTTATCGACACCAATACCTTCTGGGACATAATCAAACATATCAAACCAACGACCATCTTTATTTCGTAGTCTAGTGTGAACAACATGTTCCTCAATCTTATCGTTTTCAGAAACAAATTCTTCTGGTTTTAATTTTATTCTTTTTCTTTTTTCAGTCATGTAAGTACCATAACATAAAAGAGAGGTGTCTGTCAAATAACTTTCACCTCTCTTTTAAAACAACTAGGTTTAGTTTGCGTATGCGAACTTAGTACCTAGAACTTCTGCAACACCAGCTGCAATGATTGTGTCGTAAGATACATTCCTAATAGAATTAATCTTTGCAACACCTGCCTTAAGAATGGCTGCAGAAGGTTTACCTATTTGATAAAAGGTATGACCTTTGGTGTCTTTGTTTGCATAGACAACAAAACCATCTCTTCTGATTGTGTCTATCATAGCTCTAGGTGACTTCAAACCATAAGTGGTTTTTAGTTGTGTCCAAGTCACTTTACTGCCTCTTGTTAGAAGATTTAAAATCTTCGCTTTTTTAGAAAGTTTTTTATACATAATATCTCCATAGTGTATAAGGTTAAAAATACAACTAGGCACCTTACCTAATTGCTATTGTACGAGGTTTCTTTTCCTCTGGCACAATTCTCTCAAGGTCAATGGTTAATAAACCATTCTCTAACTTAGCACCCTTTACTTGTATATCATCTGCAATAGAGAACCTCTTTTCAAACTTTCTATAAGAGATACCTCTATGTACGATATCATCATCTTCAGAGTTTTCCTTGATTGACTTTACAGTGATTATACCATCTGCAACTTCAACATCAATATCTTTTTTACCAAAACCAGCAACAGCTAGTTCTATCTCATAAAGATACTCACTCTTCTTTTTGATATTGTAGGGTGGATAGTTAGACCCATGTCCTGCTTCAATAGCACTATTCAATCGGTCAAAGATTGAATCATATCCTACTGAATACGGTGTTAGTGAATTTAAATTGTCGAATAGACTTAAAGATTTGCTTACCATAGTATTTCTCCTTTATTAAGCAAGATTAAATATAAGACCCTTAATTGGCATCTTATACTATTATATAGGGAGTCACACATCAAATGTCAACCCCCTATGATAATTTTTTTTAGAAATCGTTTTCGTCATCTACTATTTCTTTTTTAACTTCTTCTTCCTCTTTGTTTTCTGCAAGAGGGTCGATACCATTATCAATCTTAGTATAGAGCTCAATGAAACTCTCCTTTACTTCAGTATCAAATCTACTCACACACAGTTCGATTGACTTCATTTTATCTTTGAAGATTGCAAAGGCTTTCACGATATGGTCTAATCTTCTGCTTGATATCACTTCATCAACACCACCATCATAAAAAGTCTTTCTAATAACTTCTGACCACTGAACTAGATTGGTCGCAAACTTCTCATCAACTGCACCCTTCATATATTTTTTCATTGACCCTAGAACAATCTTTTTTTCTACGGTGTTTGATGCGTATGGTTGTTCGATAGTCACTGCAAATCTCTCAAGGAATGCTTCATTCAGAATATTAGTCCCAATGAACCTACCGTCCTCTGAACCTTTACCTTTAGTATTGGCAGTTGCCATCACATTGAAACCACTCTTAGGAGTAATCCACTTATTTACCTTCTTAAGATAAACACCTTTACCCTCAAGAACTGGCTGTAAACACATTAACTTGTTTGAACCTAAATCACACTCATCAAGTAAAAGAGTACAACCTCTTTGCATCGCCTCGATAACTGGGCCAGGTACAAACTTTGTCTCACCATTTATTAATCTGAAACCACCAAGTAAATCATCTTCGTCAGTCTCGATTGTGACATTAACTCTGATTAACTCTTTTTTAAGTTCTGCGTGAACTTGTTCAATCATAAGAGTTTTACCGTTACCAGACAAACCTGTCACAAAGATAGGATAAAACATTCCAGACTTAACAACTTGTTTGATTGTGGAATGATGACCCCAAGAAACAAAACCCTCAAACGGTGAAGGAACTAAGTTTTGAATATCACTACCCATAACTAAATTAACCGTTGTGTTGTCTTGAACTGTTTTTTCAACAACCTCTTTGACAACTTCTTTTTTAGTAATAACTGCAACATCAGTTTTTGCAACATTGACGGTTTTAAGTTTAACCTTGTTACCAACAACCATACCAGCTTGTCTAATGTGACCAATACCAATCGCTCTCTTAATATCTTTGAGAACTTGTTGAGCTTGGTCGATACTGATAGTTGCATTTTCACCATACTGTTTAGTTGCCTCGACTAAAAAATTATCTATTGCTTTCATATCAACCTCATTATTATATTATTAAAACGAATCACTTATACTATTATAATACCAAATTATGGTATATTTGTCAAGTCTTATTATCATGCAACCTGACCTATAAACTTATTCAATAATTGTCTATTAAGAGTCTTACTCTTTGAGAACTTTGCAAAGGCTCTTTTTAAATCACCAGTTTTTGCATTATCTTTTACTTGAATACCGTCCTCGTCATTCTCATCAGCTCTTGGTATTGAAGGTAAAATGTAATACTCATCATATCCAGCAGTCTTACAAACTAGAACTTTGTTTGTTCTTAGTTCTTTCTGATACTTCTTAAGAGTATCTGTATCACCCCAATTAAGACCCATTTTTTCTTGAATAATTTCTCTTCTTACAATTCCTCTTGCACCAGACCCAGCAACAAAGAAACCTAAAACATTCATGTCTGGTATTCTCTTCTTAAGTAATTTAAGTAATACAGTTGTCTGACCTTGACCAGAATATCTAGAGTTTTTATCAATAGTCAAAGTTGTATTTGTATCTTTATCTGTTATATAAACATCATTTGACCAAGCATCTAAACTCTCGTTAGAAACTTTTCTACTCACTTTGTGACTAACACCATCAGTTAAAAATACTGCATTTACTTTCTGAATACCATTCTTAGTCTTGAAACTTGGAATGATTGTCATCGCAGCCACAATCGCATGATTAAGAGGAGTACCACCTAAATTTAAATTTTTTGGTGTATTAATTGGATAAGCGTAGGTTTGGTAATTACTATATCCAGAATAGTAAGAACCCATCATATACCAATAGTGCATCATCTCATTTGTCTCATTTTTTCTCATCTTATCTGAGAACATCTCAATTAGTCTGAAACCAGAAATATCTAAGTCAGACTTGATATCCACATTTTGAGTAACAAGAGTTTTTTCACTAGAAACACTTCTGTAGTCAGGTGACATACCATATGCATCAGAGAACGCATACACTCTATAAGGTATCTTAACTCTATCACAAAACCAAACTAAATTGTATAACTGTTTTAGTGTCTGTGTTAGATTGTACTGCATTGACCCAGACCAATCGAAGAACATAACTAATCCATGATTAGTAGCTCCGGGCATTGTAGTAACCTTTGCGAATAAATCCTCGTTAAACTTATATGTGTGTAACGCACCCATATTTAAAGTACCAGTTTTTGAAACAGTTGACCTCTTATATAAGTCAGCAGACTTTTTCATTTCGAACTCTTTTACCATGTAAGAAACAACTTTCTTACTATCCATTTGAAATTTTGTTATCTCAGACTTAGTTAAAGTGTAAAATTTAGTACCACCTTCTCCACCTTTATATCTATTATAATGTTCTCTACACTGTTCTAGAACTGACTTGTAATCAACAACAACTTTGTTATTTACTTTTGGGATAGTCGCATAAACTCTATCTCTACAATCTTTATCCATTGCATCATCAAGTGACTTGTCGAATGATAAATCAGTTTTTGCAGAGTGTTTATACTCAGACCCACCTTGAATACCACCACTTGAATCTTGACCAGCTTCTGTATCTTCTTCTTCGTCAGTATCTTGAGAACTAGAACTTTGAACTTCTTCCTCACCATTCTCCTCATCACCCTCGTCATTAGAACCAGAACTTTGAGTATCGTCAGTATCATCTATTTTCTTTGCATCATCTCTTAAATCTTCAAGACTTTCACCCTCATTAGAACCTACTGAACTTTGACTTTGTTGTTCTTCTTCTTTACCTTGAGAGTCTTTATTATCATCAATAAATTTCATTAACTGTTCTGCAAGGTCTAACACCTCGTCCTCAGTCTTAACTTTTGCAATCTTATTCACCCACTCAAGCTCGACAGAAGAGAACGGAACATTCTCCGTTCCCTTAAAGTGCAGATTGATTCTGTCGGCTAGGTTGAAATCATTTAAATCTTTGTTTTTTGTTCTAAAGAAATCTCTAGATAATAACTCATTGTAACCCTTAGTGAAACATGACTTAGTACCAAGATACTTTTCTTGAACCATTTTTTCTATTCTTGCGTCCTCTATGATATTAACATAAGACTTGTTAATCTTTCTGTCTATCATTTTTTGTAACATGTCTTGTGAGGTATATAATGCATGACCTATTTCATGACATATAAATAAATCTGAGACATCTTTTGACATCTCGTCTTTCCAAATCGGAAGTATTAATTCTCTAGTTTCTACATTAAAAGCTGCAGTCTGAGTTTTCTTGTGAACTACCGAAATATCTTCCTCAGAAAGTAACTTTGCGATTATTGATTTTTTTGACATTTGAACCTCATTTACAAATATATAATGACATACTTATTATATAAAGTCAACCCCACCCAAAAAGTGTATATAAAACAAGGACTTATACAACCTCAAAAATATTGATGTATTATTTATGTAACGAATCGATTCGTTATATCATTAGACTTTGACCAAACTTTAGTTGTTTTTCTTGTTCTTCTTGTTGTTCCTTATATATGGCTGCTTTGATAAGTGCTTTCTTTTGTTTCTTCTTTGCCATATCTAATTTTACTTTACTTACTCTTGATGTAAAATCAGTTCCTTCCATGTGGTCATATTCATGTAGGAATACTCTTGCTTCTAACCCATACATCATCGCCCTTGTTTTCTCACCATGCACATCTTCGTATTCTACTTCGATTGCCTCTGGTCTATTTACCTTCAACCATAAGCCAGGGAAAGACAGACACCCTTCGTCCATCAGAACTTTCTTAGGTGATTCGTCTAGTATCTTAGGATTGAAACACGCAATAACCTCTCTTTTCTTTACATCAGAATACATTACGAATACTCTTTCCATAATACCTATTTGATTTGCAGATAACCCAATACCTTGATAAAACTTCATGTGGTCAATAAGTTTCATCTTTATTTCCATACGATTTAAATCTTTACTACAATCCCCTAACTTAACCTTAAGTGATGGACTATCTGGTTCTATCAGTTTTATCATGTCAGTCATGTCATATGCTCCTCTAATGTAGAGTGTTTTATCTCATTACCAAAGTAATCCCACCCTTTTGTTTGTTGTCTTGCAAATAGTTCTATTCTGGGTAAATCACCACATAGTTCAACTATTCTGTCTCTTACGCAGTCTGGTTTTCTAGAGTGTTCTCTAATTGGTTCATCTACTATTTGATGTACACTTTTTGATAATCTTTTAGGACTACCCTTTGTTGCAAGTAAACATAGCTCACTATTACTTCGTGTCCAATATCCCATACCCCAGAACCAACTATGTTCTCTTTTGTTTCTCTTAACCCAATTAAATCCACAAGTCTTATATGTAAATCCCCATGACTTAATAGTATCTATACCCTCTATTAGATTAGGCATAGTAACCCATATAAACAATGTGCAGTTTTCATCTGCGATATCTTGAACAGGCATATCTTTTATATCTTGTATAGACATCACATCATAATGATTCGTTGCAGACCTTTTATTACCCTTTTCACTTCTAACTCTAAACAGCCAAGGTGGGTCTGCATATATTATCTGGTATTTCTTTTTAGGAAACATGACTAAAGTTCTTTACTTTTTCAAATCTAATCACACTTCTAAACTTATCTTGTAATGTATCACCCTTATGACTTATAACAAATGTGTTCTCTTTTGACAAGGTGTTTAATATTTTAAGAAACTCATCTGTTCCTGTTCCGTCTAAACTACTGTCGAATATCTCATCTAATATTAATAGATTAGTATTTGTAGAGTTCTTCATCTTTGCAATGGCTCTCCAAGTAAATAACAATGCAAGGTCTATTCTCATCTTTTCACCTTCACTGAATGATGCATAGGTAAACTCATCTCTATATCTAGACTTGATTGTTTCTTCAAAGTTCTCATTCAATGTAAAGTTTACATAAAACTCCATAGATGTAAGATAGGTGTTTATCAACTTATTCATAATCGGTAGATACTGTTTGATTATCTTTGTCTTAATACCACTATCTTGTAACATGGACTTACTTGCTTCTAGATACATTTTATCTTCACGCAGTTTGTGTCTTTGTTCTTTTATCTTCTCTAGACTATTTTCTAGTTCTTGTAGTTTATCTTCATCAGCCTTACCTACACCACCCTCTTGAAATGATTTCATTTCTGTTTCTAATTGTGTATTAAACTTTTCTAGTTCTGTAATAGAACTTTGTAATTGTGCAACCTTTACATCATTTGTTCTAATTTGATTTGTTACCTCTTTTATTTTCTTAGACCTTTCTTTACTTTGTTCTAGTTCTGTCTTAAGTTGTTTCATACCTTTAACAATTATATCTACATCTTTACTTTTATCTGTAATCATTTGTTTTTTAAATTCTTCTTCTATCATTTGTTTACACTCTGGACACTCATCATTGTTTTTAAAGAAGTCTATCTTTCGAGAATGGTGTTTGTGTTTTTCTACAAGTGTAGAACGAATATCATTTAGTTTTGTAAGTTTATCTTCTACCTCTATTCTATCAGCTATATCTTGTAATAACATATCACTTTGTAATTTTAGAGTTTCTCTATCTCTTACTTTATCATCTATGATATCTTGATTGTCATCTATCTTAGATAACTTTTCTCTAATTATTTTGTCTTTATTTTTCTTAAGGTCTTCAATATACTTACCTTGTAAATCTATCTTTTCTTCAGTAATCTCTTTATTGTAATCTATATCTCTAAGTTCATCTGTAACTTCTTTGATTTGATTTTTGACCAACATATTCATTAGAGAAAATATCTTTATATCTAATATCTCCTCTACGACTTCTCTTCTATGTACAGACTTAAGTTGCATAAAAGGAATGAATGATGCATTACCAAGTATTACCACTTGTGTAAAACTTCGATAATTTAATTTAAGGATATTTTGTTCTAGATATTTTTGATAGTCTCTAGAGCTTGCATCTTGATTTACCATTTTGTCATTACAATAGATTTCAAACTTACTAGGTTTGATACCACGCATTACACGATACTTTCTTGTACCAATCTCAAAGTTTACTTCCACGACTGTTTCTGTATTGTTTACTGAGTTTACAAGTTGTGACTTTTTAACGATACGAAATGGTTTGTTAAATAATACAAAACATAGTGCATCAAGTATGGTAGATTTACCAGCACCATTATCACCTACGATTAAAGTCGTAGGTTGTTTATCTAAGTATATTGTAGTAAAAGTATTCCCAGTCGAAAGGAAGTTCTTCCACTTCACCGATTTAAATATTATCATATATCTAGGTCTTGAGCTTCCGTATATAAAGTCCTTACTTCATTCTTTAGTCTAGACTTGTTCAGGTCAACTGGTAATTCGTCAACATATTTATTTAGTAGTGTCAGAGTATCCTCTGAGTTTTCTACTATGTCATCTGATACACTGTTTGCATCTAAATCAGAAAAGTCTTCTATGATTTTAACTTCGTGTGTATCAGCCTTAAGTAACTTATCAATAAATCTATCAAACTGATATAAGTCTTTTTTATTTACAACTATGACTTTAATAAATTTATTATTGTATTTTGTTACATCTACATTTTCATAATTAGTTGTTGTATCATCATAATATATTTTATCAAAGATTGTCAAGGGATTAATTATTCTTTCAAGTTGTCTTGTTTCTGTATCAAAGATATGAAAACCTTTTGGGTCATTGTAATCATTCCAATATAATTCATAAGGTGTTCCTAAATAAAATATCTGTCCGTCATCTGACTTGTGATGAAAGTGTCCAGTGAATACTGTTTCAAATCTTTTAAATGTTTCTTTTGGATACCCATGTTCAGATACGATTGCAGTCTTGTTCATCTTGAAACCATTTATATCTAAATGACCCATACATATATCAGCCTTTGTTTCATCAATCATACCCATTGCATAGATATAGTTTTGACTATTAATCCAAGGCATAAACAATATAGGTAATCCATCAAATGTTACCTCTTGTGCTTCTGGATATAAATGTATCTTTTTATATCTCTCACTAATTAATTCTTGTAATGAGTTTACATCATTTGTATTCTTGTAAAAGATATCATGGTTACCAACCAATGCATGTAGTTCTATATCTAAAGCTTGGAATGGTAATATAAATCTTTCTCTAAAGTTCTTTGCGATACGATAGGATACAAACTTTCGTCTGTCTAATACATCTCCTAAATGTATAACAGTTTTGATATTATGTTTCTGTAAATAAGGAAAGAACTGTCCCTCATAAAATTTATAGAAATATTCATCAAACTGTACACTATCGTTTCTTGCACCGAAGTGTGTGTCAGTTATTATCGCTATCTTCACTTTTCTTTTCCATAAAGTTTTCTAAACCCTCTTTGCGTTCTACAGGTTTTTTCTTTTTAGGTTTATATACATCTTCATCTGGTAACATGATTGTTGGGTCAAACCCACTTACACTATAAGAGTTTTCATCTCCATGCATTGTTACGAATGCTCTATAGTCTTGTTTCTCAATCAATTTATTCTTTACATGAGTTTGTTTTTTCTCTCTTTGTATTCTTCTTATAAATGCATAATATATTATTTGTGTAAAATATGCAAATGGATTATTTGATTTATCTGGATTGAAGTTATGAATATATTGTAAACAGTTTTCTATACCATCAGAAACCATATCTTCTCTGAATGTGTAATTCATAAAGTTTGGTTTGTGTGATAAACCGTTTGCAATCTTAAGAAAACACTCACCTATGTAATTTGAAACTCTTGGTTTCTCCTCACCTGTTTGTTCTGCTTCCTCGCATTTTTCTCTCCAATCTTTCATAGCTTGAAGAAACTTTTTATTATCTACATAATGTGCAGTTGGTCTTTTTGCCATATTAAATCCTTCGCATATATTCTTCTATAATACTAGAAATCTGCATAGTTGTCAAATTTATTTTTTACTTGACAGATTAGTGAATCATGAGTAAACTAATCCTTGAGGTTCGGTGAGATATATTAATGTATAGTCTTATTATCTTCAAAATCAATATCATCTAAATCTGTTTCTTTAATGTCATCACTTACTTCTAATTTACTATTTTTACTTTTTGGTACTTCTCTTTTTATTACTCTTTCTTTTGCGTCTGTTAGTTTTAATCCATCATAACTTTTTAATACATACTCATAATATTTAGTCATACCTACAGATGCAGGAGCCATTATAATTATTGAGTTTGCTTCTATAAAGAAATGTTTCTCATCTGAGTAAGGTTGTATCCATCTTGTCAATGCAAGTGATTCTGTCAAACCTTTTGTAGATAAACGATTTACTGTTTCCATTTTTAGTGGAGATGAAACTTTTAGTCTACCATTTTCATTATCTAATACATTACATATCAAGTCTTCACCATTCTTTAATTTAATTATTTGATAACTACTCATAGTTTTATCCTATCTATTTTATAATTGAATTGTTCTTCGTTATAGATATTTAGTCTTTCATTAAAGTGATTAAGTGTAAAGTTTACCTTACTTTTATATGATAAATCGTCTGACAAGTCGAACAGCCTAATGGAATCTTTAGTTGCACTTGTACGGAGTCCCCTACCGATTGACTGGAGAACTCTAATTCTACTCTTTGAAGGTGAACTGAACACGACATTGTTAATGTTCCTAATATTAATACCAGTGCTAAATGTACCATATGACGCAATAATGATTGCATTCTTTTCTTTCTCCACTATTCCTCTTATATCTTCTCTTGTTTTTGTATCTGTTCCACCATATACAAAGAATACTTTTCTATCAAAGTCTTTCATAAGAGAATAAAGATTCTTTCCATGTTTCTCTACGAGTTGATACAAACAAAGTGTATTACCTTTTAGATTACCACAAAGACTAGAAATAAAATTATTCCTATCAGGCTGTAATACCAAATAATCGATTTCTTCTGCATAACTATAATCCTTTACTAATTTACAATTTTCTTCCCTATGTTTTAAAACAATACAATCTATGTTTAGATTTGCAAGTGTTTTATTATCAATCAAATCTTTTGTTGATACCACCTTTTCTACTCCACCAAACAATCCCTCTAAAACTAATCTGTGTGTTTGTGTTCCGTCTAGTGTACCAGTTAATCCAAATCTGTATTTACAGTCTACAAGTTTTGTCATAATATTAGTTAAAGATTTAGATTTAAATAAATGAGCTTCATCTCCAATCACACACCCAAAGTCTTTGAAGTATTCTTTCTTCATCTTGTATATCGATTGCCATGTAGATATGACTACATCTTTACTTACATTCTTATCATATCCTTGATATATTTTTTGACAATGATTATCAGTATCCCAACCATAATCTTTAAAATCAGAATACATTTGTTCTACTAATGAAGTAGTGGGAACTAATATCAAAGTTTTAAGTCCCATCATTTTGTAGTAACGAACTAACGAATATATAACTAATGATTTGCCCGAAGCAGTAGGAGAAACAAGAAGAGCCCTATTTGTCCTAAGAGAATACTCGACTGCGTCAATTTGATAATCACGAAGTTCAATCGGTTTACCTCTGGCCATGGGTTTAAGAGATTGGATAAATCCCTCCACAATTTCTCTAGTAATCTTTTTAACATCTTCAACTCCTTCATCTATATTTATTTGTATATCATTTCTATCACAGAACTTTTTAAGATATTCTAATAGACCCACATATATTTTTCCAGTTGCAGTAGAAAATAATCTTATCTTACCGTCCCATATTTTATTACGATATGCAGGCATAAACCTATGGCCTGGTACTTCAAATGTAAAGTAATCAGAAAGTTCTCTTGCGATACTTGGTTCAGTTTCTACTCTGAGGTGTACTTCATTAACTTTAGATATACGCATTTTGTAAAGTGTTTGGTTCTCCATACTCACCTCTGATTAAAATATTCCAAGATATGCTTACTCTCTCACTAACTGCTGGTGGTACGAAATGCATTAACCATGCTGGAAATATATATCCAAAATCTTTCTCATGTTTAAATGCCATCATGTTTGATGTTAAATTATTAACTTGTGTTTTTCTTGGTTGCCAAACAGAATTTACACCTCTTGGGTCTTTAAAATATAATGGTGTCTGTGTTTTACTATGGAGAGGAAACCAAACACCAGAAAAAATATTATTAGAGTGTGTATGTGGATAATGCATATCTCCTTTTTGTGATTGGTTAATCCACATATTAGTTATCTCTAACTCTTTATATTCGTACTCATACATTTTGCAAATTTCTTTTGTACTGTCTAATATTGATTTGACTAATTTTTGATATTCATTTTTTTTATGTAGTTTATTATTTACTGAAGATGTTGAATGAAAGGTCATTTCTCTTTTTTTCATATCTTCATTTTCTATAACACTTATTAAATTATTATCAGGAATATGTTTAAATTTAGAAACTAAAGTTGGAAATAAATAGTGGTGTTCAATTACATTAGCCATGTTACTATACTATACCTTGTACCTTTTTGTATTTTATTTACATAGTGTGGAAACATAAAGTTTGATGGAAATATAATCGCAGAGTTTCTTTTTGGTTTGTAAACTGTATCTGCAATTACTATCTCACCACCCTTGTAACCTTCATTAAGAAAAAATAAAAGTGATGCTGATGGATAACCATATTGTTGATTGTGACTATGATGAATGTTATCTGCATGTTCAGACATAAATCCACCTTCTCCATATTTGTTTACTCTAAAGTCCGTTGTTCTGTTTGGATTGAAATACTTCATGTAGGGGTGTTTCTTTTGATATAACTTTACAACCTCTTTTGTTGCGTTAAGTAAGTCAACCCAATATATCATATTTTCTTTGATATAGGTTTCGTCCATCACAACTCTTTGTAAACTATTTTCTGTTCTACCTTTTTCGTTAGAGTAAGTTGATTGTTTCCAACCTTTAGAGTTTAATGCGATATTTTCTGATAATTCATTTGTTAGTATATCTTCGTAATAACCAATCCATTCTTTCATTACATCATTCCTGCTTCAAACTTTTTCCAATCGATTGCGTTCTTTATGTCCCACCCACGACTGTTTATGGATTTAAGAACACCATCAATATACTTGACAACTGTTTCTAAATATGCTACTTTATGTTCACATTGTATAATTTCTTCATCTGATTCTATATAAACACTTAAATCACTTTTTAATACCTTCAAGTCAAATGGTTTTGTCACATATACTTTTGCATCTGCTTTACCACCATAGTATTCCCATTTCTCACGATACATCTTTTTATAATCACCCTTTGCTTTGTGTAAGAGTAATTCGAATCGTGATTTGTGGTCTAGGTATTTTGCGTTAAGTTCTTGGTTCTTGAGAGCTTCAGTGTCAAGTCTTTCATCATTTACTTTCAACGCATTGTTAACTTCTTCTTTCAATTCATCAAGTGTCATAATAAATCCTTTATATTATTTATAGGGGAAATATTTCATATAGTTTATATGTAAAGTCTGCTTGAACAGTTATGTATTCTACATCTGATGAGTTTTGATTAAACTCTAATGCACCAAGTGATACTGGGTATAAATCTGAGAAACGAACTTCTACGATTGGATTATTTTTATTTGAAAGGACTGTAAGAGTTGCATCTGAAAACATTGACCTTGCACTTGTAGCTGCACCCACAGAACCAACATCAACTTGAGGTGTTGCATTTGTTCCAGTCGGTGTATTGGAAGTTGTAGAACGAAAATCTCTAAACTGTTTTCTACTTTTAGGAAATCCTATTCCAATTAACCAGTCATGTAACTCTCGATAGTTCTCAAGAAACTCATCTACAATAAATGTAACAGATAGATTACTAAATGTAAGATTAGTACCCATCACAGGTATTGGTTTGAACGGTGTAGGTATAACTGCATCTGCAAGTGTTAAGTCTGGTACATTTGCAGCTGTGGTAAAAAACTCAACTTTTGGAAGTTGGTTAATTGAAAATTTAAACTGAGTTGGACTGAGATAATCTAACTTAGTAGGTTGTCTATTGACTGTTACCATTGTAAATCCTTTTGAACTATTGTATCATATTACTTATATTTAGTCAATAAAAAAGGGGACTGAAAGTCAGTCCCCTTCTAGGTTTGGTAACGATTAGGATTACATTAAGTTTGTTACTTTAACTCTTCTGTAATACTTGTTGGTATTTCCTGTGATTGAAATCGCACCGTCAGCACTTGCAGCAACTGTTCCTGTGTGGAATGGGTTAGCAGCAATTCCGTATCTAGTTTTGAAACCAATCTTTGGTTGGAAACTGTTCTCACCAACTGCTCTCACCATTTGTAGTGGAACATATGGGCAATAGAACATACCAGCATCATAAGGTGATGTACCTTTGTAACCTACAATGTAGTATTGTGAAGCTGCGATATTAGCTGCATATGGGTCTACATACACTCTATATCTTCCGTTCATCACACCAGCAAAAGTTGTTGTTGTGTCGTCTACATTTAGATTGTTATTTAAAGCAGGTGTGTAGTCTAATACACCAGCCATTTGAAGTGCAGATGCAACATCAGCAGAACAGATAATCATGTTACCTTTACCTCTTCTGGTTTGTTGACCGATTGCGTTTGCATCTCTTTCAACTGCGAACATTAAACCTTTGAACTTCTCAACTGACCATCTACCGTTTGAGTCTGTATCTAAGTCGAATATACCAGCAGTTGTTGTATTTGTTTGAGCACCTTTAACAGCAGATACATAAATGTTTCTTACAACTTCTCTGTTAATCTCTGCAAGTATTTCAGCAGACAAGATGTTTGCAAGTTCTGTTTCTGCGTCTAAACCATGAATTGCTTTAAGGTCTTGTGCAAGTTCCATAGTGTACTCAGCTTTCATTGCACGAGTAACAGCAGTCACAGTATGTTTCTCAATACTGAATGCCATTTCTGAGAATGCGTTAGTTCCACTATCTCCTAATGCTTCACCTTGTACAGCAGTCATACCAGTTGCAGATGTATAAGTTCCAGCAGAAGGACTGTCGTTAAGAACGGCAGGGTTTGTTTCTGTTGAACCAATATCTCCACCACCGATTGTTCCAGCAGCATTTTGGTTAGAAATATCTGGGAATGCTTCATCAACAAGTGCCTCTGCACCGTCCATAGATGCAAATCTTGCTCTCATTGCAAATATTAGACCAGTTGGGCCAGTCATTGGTTGCACACCACAGATGTCGTATGCGATTAGGTTTGGCATTGCTCTTCTAACTAGGGATATAAGAATCGGATCCCAGCTATCTAAAGACGCATTACCACCGAATGATGAGTTGGTTGGAGCAGCTTCTGATAAGAATGCTCTGTCTTCTTTTAGAGATTTTTCTTGGTTCTCTAAGATAATTGTAGTAACAGCACGCTTGTAAGCATCTTCGATTTTTGGTAAATCTGGGTGCTCAAGGACTGGCTGCCACTTTTCTTGTAGATGTTCTGTTTGAAACATTAGTTTCTCCTCATTTTAGTTCTACTATTTATATTTCTTTGCACTTTTGACACCCTTACCTATGGCTTTCATATAGACTGCCATTGTATCGGAAGTATCAATGTCCTGTGCGTTGCCAGTTTCTACATCATCTGTTGTTTCAGACACTACTTGTTTATTCTTTGGGAAATAACTTTCCTTAAGAGTATCCAACTTATTTCTGAAAGATGTTTCATCTGTGAAATCTACATCTTCAGTAAGTGACTTAAACTTTTCAATTTCGACATCAGTTAAATCTCCAGTACATTCAGAGATTACTTGTTCCCTAACCAACTTTGCATTGTTGTTCTTGTAAGATACATTCTTTTCCATCTCCTCGTTCAACTTTGCTTCTAGTTCGGAAATCTTTTGTGATTGTGCTTCGAGAACATCATATTTCTCATCTGGCACATCAATGTAGTGGTCTTCAAAGAGTTGTTTCAATCCAGAAATGAAATCTTCTGCAATCTCACCTTTTAGTCCTCTTTCGATTGCAAGTTCATTTTCTTTCGTCCATTCTTCCACGACATAGTTGAGATAGTTATCAACTTTCTCTGTCAATTCTTCTTGTGTTTTGACCATGTTTTCTTCTAGGTCATTCCTATAGTCTTCTTCTAATCTTGTTACTTCTTCACGCACTTTAGATTTTACTGCAGCTTCAAACACTGTTGCAGCTTTTCTCTTGAACTCTTCTGAAAGGTCACCCTCTCCGTTCATTAATGCGTCTACATGTTCTTTAACATTGATATCTTTGACTCTTCTTTCAATGGCTTCAGACTTTTCTTTCTCTTCTTCGTCATCTTCGTGTTCACCTTCCTTTTTCTCGTCAGGTAAGTGTCCACCCATTGTCATCATACTATTATAAGTTGCGACTAAATCTGCTTTCTTACCATTTTTAGCTTTTTTCATCATCATGTCCATTGCAGCCATTAACTCAGTTTTAGTCATTTTCTCTGGGTCTTTCTTTTCTTCGTGATGAGCCTCAGTTGCAAGAATCTTCATATCTTTTGCATTGACTTTTTCTTCGATACCATGTTTAAATCTTACATCATACCATGATACATATCCGTTATCATCAGGTATTGCGTGTGAGTTTTTAACTGGTTTACCTTTACCAAACTCTGGGTGTTCTACGAATGTTGCACAGTCGTGGTCTTTAGAATGACATAGTTCTCTGATTTCGTCATCTGTGTAACCCATTGCAAGTGGTTTGTTTACACCAGCAGGTTTTGGTTTTTGCATTTTGTCTGGTTTACCTTCACCCTTTTGTTGTGCATCTCCACTGACTTCTTTAGAACTCTTTGACGCATCTTTACCTGTTGGGGGTGAGACTTTAGTTGGTGTACTACCACCGATATCTTCTTCACCAGTCGCACCATCAGATGGTTTTTTCTTCATTGGTTCAGAAGCAGTTGCACCTTTTTTTGGAGCATCATGAGCACCTTCTTCTAATTCGGCAATCACTTCCGCTTCCAACTCTTCTATTGTTTTATCTAGTTCGTTTGCCATGATGGCTCTCCTTTTAATTGGTCTTTTATAATATAATATTTATAAATTATAACAATTTGAGGAACTTCGCAAACTCCAACGCATCTTCTTTTGCGTGTCGACTGCGTGTTCTTCTTTCAATTCTATCCTTCATTCTTACTAATTCTGCTTCTACAAGTGTTCCATGATTCCAAACCCACTCTTTTCCTTCCATAATACCTTGTACAAAGGCATTTGGTGCAGAGGGGTCTGCAACTATGTCAGCTGCAGTTGCAAGGTAAAAATCATCTCTTACATAGTTTGCACCGTTCTTCTGATTTAAACTACCCATTCCTCTTGATGATACACCTAACTTTGCACCGTCATCTAAAAGATTTTCTACTATCTTACCCATAGGTGTTGATAATATCTTTGCTTCTCCGATAAAGTTCTTTCCATCAGGATATAACTTTGTAATCATGTGAGATGCTCTCTCAAGATTTATGGTTGGGCCTTCTGGGTGACCTAGTTCTCCATATGCCCTATTGTTATTGATTTGGTCTTTGTTGTACCTACGCACTTCTTTTTCTAAAACTTCTTGTGGATATATACGACCATTTCGGTTCTTTATATCTGCTTGCATAAAGATACCTTTAATCTTGTAGTTCTTTTTACCGTTTTCTTTTTCTTCGGTAATATACTCTACATCTTGTATTTCTTCTGATATGAGTTTGACTGTATTCATAAGTTATCCTAGCATTTCTGTTACTACTTCTACATGAACACCACCATCACTACCAGCAGTTTCATTAATTGCAGATAATGTGACACCTACTTCTGCACCATCTAAGAGTATTCTATCGTGTTCATCTAAACTATTTTCATCTGTACCCTCTAATGTTATTGGGTCACCAGCATTAGCTGCAGTGTCTTGAACAATACGACCACCTGTTTCTCCACCAATATTTTTAAATCTTGAACCTTCTGGAGCTATGAGAATAGATGTACTTCCCTTGAGATATATTCCGTTTGATGATGTAGCTGCTGTTGCTGTATCTGAGTCAGTTACCTTGACAAACACATCTTGTCCAGCAAACTCACTAACTCTAATTACTTGTCCTTTTCCAAGTAAACCACAATCAACAGTATGAGCCGCATCATCACCCATTGTAGAGGCAGTAATTGTTCCAGCGTGTCTTATTAATTTGATTGCCATTTTGTTATCCTATCGTTAAAACTTCTTTCTCAAAATACTTCATCATATCTTTATTAGACACCTTATATTTCCTAGATATTTCTTTTACACTTTTTTCAAAACTATTTAGGAAATCTGAAGGTTTAGAGTCCATTTTTTTAAATAAATCGTCCACAGCCTTACGCATCTTAGGACTTAACTTTTT